TTTTGATATTCATTAAAAATACTTCCGGTCTCTTTTGCGCATCGTCCATCGGGATAGCGAAGCTAAAAGTTTTGTCCGAAGCATATCCGTAAGCGATTATTTCCTGTGAATTAGTTACGATGTTTGTGTCGATCATTAGTCGAATTTCATTATCACTCATTATGACCAGCTCCAAGTGCCGTTAGTGAGCACTACACCAGCCCAAACACCTAACGCGAATGCTAACGATGCAACACTCGCATAAGATAAATAATCGTGCTTGCGTTTCACTTTTGTGCGTTGCATCTCTTCCTGCACCATCATTGCTCGGGCATTCGTTCCTATATAGCCTTGACCTTTAGTTTTCATAACTTACCTTTCGCTCTTTTCCACTATAGATATTTCAGACAATTTTCCTTCACTGTCAAATCCAGGTTCTAACTTTTTACCTTCGACAAGGTTTAGGATTTCCTGCGAAGTGTCATCATGCCGTTCACGCTTCGGCCTTGAGCCCGAGTCCACGGTGTAGTGTTTCCAAAAAGTTCCATATTTTTCTTGCTCGCTGTTATGATTTTTAAAATCATTGTCAACTTGTTTTGCGATAATTCGTAGGGATTGCGCTAGGTGTTCGGCTGTCATTGCTTGCCGATCTTCAACATCGTTGTAGTCGGCTTGAACCACTATAGATATTTTGCTCATCACTTACCTTCTTTCGTGTATTGTCCACGTCCAACGGCTTTTAGCACGCCTACAGTAGACATCTTTTTTAAGAGCTTACTTATGTGACTTCGGTTGAAGTTTTTTTGGTGGAAAAAATATAGGTGTCGTTGCATCGTTCGACTATCCCATTGGCTGCCTTCGTCGTGGAGCTTTAAAACGTCCAGCATTTTTTCATACAAAGGTTTTTTTGGTGACTGGTATTTTTCGCCGGTGTAATTTTCTAGTGCTTTGTGAAGGCTTACCACGTTTCGCTCGTATTGGTGGATGGTTAGACGGTTTCGGAATGAGCCTCTTAGATCGGTTTCCCAGTCGGGCATGAGTTCAGGCATCGGCATTTTAATAGCCCTTTACAGTTAGGTAAGCGTTTAAGGCTTCACTTACTACTCTGACCTCGAAAATGCCTAAGTCTTTACTGTAGCTCTCTAGTCGATCTGTGAGACTTTTATCGAGTCTCATTACTTTTTGTTTGCCTGGTTCAGGTTTTTTTCTCATGTAAACCAATATAGCAGGTGATAGTGGAAGATAGGTGTATTTAGAGAAAGTTTCTTTTGACCAGGGATTATTTCGGTGAAGTTAGGACTAGATTCATTATCGAAACGCCTACACCGCCAATTATTGTAAACGCAACCCATTTTACATAGCCTTTAATCGCCGAAACATCTGCACGAATTGGAGCTAATTTCAATTCGAGAATTTCCAAATCTTTTACATGGATCGCCTGGTCAACTTTAGTTGCTCTTAATGTTTTTACGTCCGATTTTATTTCAAGTAATGTCTCATGCAATTTTTCGTTAGAGATCATTTGCTCTTCCATTTCAGCTCGCCTTGTTTTTTACTGCCCAAACACCAGTTGCAGTTGCTATTCCACCTGCAAGCGCAACCCATTCGCTCGAAGTGATAGGGCCGGATGGTGTGTCTACTACGATATAAGCCCAAGTGATTATTGCACCTATCGCTGCAACAATTGTTTTTGAGTATGCTTTAATTTCCATGTTTGTCCTTTACGAGATTGGTGCGTTCCAGAATGCAGCCCAAGTGATAGGGCCAACTATTCCATCTGCTACTAGCCTTTTTTCTTTTTGGAATTGCTTCACAATATTTTCGGTTGCAGGGCCAAAGTCTCCATCTACTTTAATTTTCCAGCCTCGATCTTTTAGGCGTTGCTGGAAACGGCTTACATTGTTTCCCTTATGTCCTCTAGTCATAGTTCCAGGAAATGATGGAGCTTTTGTGGATGGAGCTGGTGGTCGGCCTTGCGTTGGGTGCGGAATCGTAGTCACAGGCTGACCACCAGATAGTGTTGCAATAAATGCACGAATTTCGTCACCAGGGCAAGCGGTTGCTTTAAATGCGCTATGTGGTTTATTCTCTGCACCGATGCCTCGGATGTCGGCTTCATTGCGAATAGATTTAAATGCTTGCTTTGCTGCATCGGTAAATGGCTGCCCTGGACCTGCTAGATAACAAATTGAAATATACTCGGCATTCGCTGCAGTAGTTCCGTTAGCTCCACCTTGTGCATCCCATCCTCTTAGTTCGAAAACATTTCCTAGATGGTCAACTGCAAAGTTATATGCGATGTCGATGTAACCTTGTGCTTTGTTGGCAAGGTGTGCTTTTTGGATTGCTCGAAGCGTTTCAAAACTTGACTCGAGTCCGGCTTGTTTTGTTGCTACGCCTTCCCAATGAAATGCTAATCCTTTACGCGGTTTTTTGAATGTAGTTCTACCGTGAGCGTTTCGAAGTCCTATCGCTGCCCTGCTATGCCATACTGTCATCATTTTGCCTTTCGTTTATCCAATTTCGGTTATTTTTAGACTGCTTGAAAGGTCAACAAAACTTACGGCTGAGCCACTAGATGCTCTTGCTTGCACTTTCCAAACGTGAGCACCTGCGCTAGGTGTGTGTTGAAACTTTAAGCTAAATTCGTACCAGCCATTAGCGGTGGCATTAAGTGGAATGCTTAACGGTGCAAAAGTTGCAACTGTAGCACCGTCGCAAATCAGCAAAACATCAATAGTCCTATCTGCACCAGAACCTGCATTAAAAGCAAAGATATTTGCTTCCAGTTCCACTAATCCACCTAGTGTAGCTAGTGAGCTTGAAGTAATTCTGTCTACATAACTGGTGGTTAAAACAGTCGGACCGCCTGAACCATATTTTAATTCTAATTGTCGCGGTGTAAGCCATTTCCACCTTGCACCAGTGTAAAACTGCAAGGTGTCTAGGTCTTTTCGATATACGGTTAAGCCTTCCTGCGGTGTAGGGATTGAATCGCGGTCCGTCTGATTATCACAAGCAATAATCGATTGTCTCATCGAATAGGTGTTAAAGTCACTCGCGTTATAATCTTCACCGTTTGCAAATTCTTCGAAAATTGCAGCCATTAAATCTCCTTAATTACATCTAATTCTATTAGCCATTCTTTGGCTTGTGCGTCAATAGTAGCATTAATCCCAGTTACTCTTAGGTTATACTTTACGCCTTCTAGCCATACGTCCACTCTGTGTAGTGTTTCTAATTGTGTTGCAAGAAAATTTTCTTGAATATTGAAATAGATTTTTTGGATTGCCGGCTGAGGGTCTTTATAGGCGTTTAGAATTTCATTTGCTCGAGCTATAATACTGCCATCGTATGCACCCTCGTCGTAAAGAGTAGTTACTAGCGTTTCTTTTAGGATTCCGTTGGCTTTTACGGATGCACCGTCAGAAAATAGGTTAGACGTTTCGAGTGCTATTGCGTTTCCTGGATTCGCTGGATCTTCCTGGATGTCTTTATTAGCGATTTCGAGATAATTTAGGTGGTTTTTATTGTCATATTCTATTTGCAAATTCCAATATGCGAATGGCTGATCGATAATTTCAGTGTGTGAACCATCGGTAAAGGTTGCGAGTACATAATCTGTTAGTGCAGTCACAAATCGAACTTGCCCAAGTTTGTCTATATACCACGATGCGCCTACTGAGTTGCAAGCTAAATCTAGGTGAGCTGCAAGGCTGCCCTCGTAGACGGTGGCAGATAGTCGATATTCAGGGTAAGCATCTCCAGTTGGAAGTAGGACCGGCCCATCGTAGGTGTCTAAGATTCGTGCTATTCTCTGTTCGAAACTTTCGAAAGGTTCACTTAGTCCACCCATTCCATAGGCTTTAAGGCCGGCAAGTTTTTTGACTGCATCGGTGACTTGTATCGAAAAAACTTTTGTATAGTTATTTCGCTTGCGTAAAAATCTTCCAGCGGATTTCACTAGAGTGCCATTGAATAGCTGCTCGTCATTATATCTTATTCGTACTTTTCTTCCTGCTCTGATTTTGTAGTCATCTAGTGGGTTTCCTGCATTTTTAAGAGTGATATTTAATAGGCCGACTTGTGCGTTACTTCCTGCACCCTCTGAGATTGAACCTCTATTATACGAAATGTTTGTTGCGTCGGATATGTAGTCAACCCATTGCTTAGATTCTGAGTCACCGAAAGAGTCTCCGAACTTTGAAACACCAAAAACAAAAGCGTTATTTATTCCAAAAGAGTCTCCGAACTTAGAAACACCAAAAACAAAACCGCCTATAGGTGCATAAACTTCGGCATGTAAGCCTTCAATTGGCCTCTGATTAGTTGGCATTAATTCCTCCCGTCGAAAGTGTTATATTGTTTCAACGATTGTTGGATTACTCTTCCTGCTTCGGGTGTAGGTGTAAGCATCTGAGCGTCAACTTGATAGTAGTTATTTACTACAGTTCCGGCATTCGCTCCACTAGTGTTAGCTAGGTTCAAGGTAGTGCTTGCAGCAATTTTTTTCATTGCTTTATCTATTGGAGCTACATCATCTAAACCAATAACTAGCCCTTGCATTATGTTTTTTCCGTACTCTTTAAATACTTTCGAAGGTGAGCTAATTCCTAGAGCAGATTTAAAAGCGCTTTTAATGAAGCTCGGGACTTTATCTAAGAAAAATTCTCCGATCTTTTTTAGTAGTGAACCTGCACCATCAAGCAACCCTTGAATTAAGTCCTTGCCTTTATCATAAAGAACTTTACCTAGATCGCCTAGTGTGTCTAATATTTTTTTCGGGATTCCTTTTATAAAGTCCGTTAGTTTTCCGAGTAGATCACCGCCATTTTCAACTACCCAATTAAATCCGGCTTTTATTCCTTTCATTGCAACTTCGCCAATTTTAGATGGTATGTCAACCCATATTTTTTTCATTAGTTTCAAATATGCTTCGCCAATAGTTCCAACTACTTCGCCCCAATCGATGTCAGTAATAAAACCCCAAGAAGCTTTAAGGCCGTCGAGTGCTAGATTCCAGATTTTCTTTGGTAGCTCCAGCCATACGAGTTTAAGTAATGAGACATAACCGCCGACAATATTTCCGACGATTTCGCCCCAATCGATGTCAGTAATAAAATCCCAAGCAGCTTTAAGGGCTGACCATGCGAGCTGTCCAATTTTTACTGGAAGGTCGACAAATACCAGCTTGAATAGATTTAATATTCCTTTGCCGACACTTCCAGCAATTTCGCCCCATTCAACTTCGCCCGATAATAGATCGCCTACTGCACTAAATAGTCCAACAAACATTTTTACTAGTCCGACTGGTAAAGCAACGAAAACAAATTTAAGTGCACCCATTAAAGCAGTTCCAATTCCGGCTGCTACTTTACCCCAATCGATTTTGGCTATAAGTTTTAGGATGTCTACACCTAAATCGAGAATAAAAGCAAAGACTTTTTTCCAGTCGATGTTTGTTAAAAGTTCACCTAGACTTTCGAACGCTTTACCGATTAAGTTTCCGAGGCTGAGAATCAATCCGCCCCAGTCGATCGAGCCTAGAAAATCGAATGCTTTGTCTTTCATTATTTGAAGGCCATCGATTAGCTTATCGCCTACCATTTTCCAGTCGATGTTATCTATAGCATCTCCTAATGCGTCCAGGCTTTCAGTTAACACTTTAGATAAATTACTGCCAACATTTTTTAGGCTTTCACCTATGTTATCTAAGTCAAAATCTTTAAATGCTTTCGCTAATCCATCTACTGCATTTCGCACCGGTTCGCTTGTTTTATAGAGATAAATCATTCCGGCTGCTACTAACGCAATACCACCAATGACTAGCCCGATTGGTGAAAGTAAAAACCCTACGCCGACGGTTAACGCTCCAACTACTGTAATTAGTGGCCCTATCGCTGCAGCTGCAAGGCCAATTGGTACTATAAGCTTTTTTACGCCTGGACTAAGTTCATTAAATCCGTCGAGTAGTTTTGTAACTACTTTCATTCCGGTAGTCAACACTGGAATTAATGCCTCTCCCACTGTTTCCTGCAGGTCTCCGAATTGGTTTTTTAGTAGAGTCATTTTCCCTTCGGGTGTTTTTGCTAATGCTTCATTGACTTTACCGAAGTTTTGTGCGAGCACTTCATTTAATACGGCTGCTCTTTCGGCTTCGCTCCCATTCTTTAAAAGCTTTTTTTGGTTATCGTCAAGGCTCACGCCATAGCGTGAAAGTGCGCCCACGTTTCCAGTCATTACTTTGCCGACAAGGTTATTCAGTTTCACCATGTCCTCTGCAGTAGTGTTAGCGCCTTTTTGTTGCGCTGCCATGTCTGCAATTTTGGGTGTCAGTTTTTGGATTGTTTCGCCTTGTAGGTTAAAAGTTGCGAGCTGAGATGCACCTGCAATAATTGCGTCATCTTCAATAACACCTTTTTTTTGTAGAGCTGCAGCTTGCTTTTCGATTGCTTCAACATTTTTTCGGGTGTTACCTTCTACATTTAAAAGGTTAGTGCTTAACTTTGTGGCTGCCTCTGTAGATTCGTTGAATGCTTTTACGGATAAAACGCCGAAGCCTACTAGTGGAGCTGTCACGCCTAACGAAAGAGCACCGCCGAATTTCATCATTGATTGGCCGGTGCTAGTTAGGTTTTTTGAAAATCCATCTAAGCCTGTTTCGGCCTCTTTTAAGCCAGATCGAAAACCACTAGTATCACTTGATACCGTCACCGTGATTTTCGACTTACCCATTACTCTTCCTCTTCCTCTTCTGTTTCTTCCGTTCTTGCTTTGTGTACATCTTCGATTGCTTTATATTCTGCAACCGTCATTCCAGAATAATCTTTCGGTCTCCAATGCAAGTCGAGACAATAGACGGCCTGTTCTATTCTTCGCCCGTTACTTGTAATGCGGTGCTCTTTGCTTTTGGGAGATTGTATGCCTCTGCAAGAACTTCCTTAACACCTTTTAGGTCGAGCTGTCTAGCATCTAACCATGTAAATTTATTGTCTGATCTTCTCTTTGCAACCCAGGCAACGGCTGCAATAAATAGCCCTTTCGATCGGCCTTCCTGCTCAAATTCGTCTAGGCTCATTCCTGAAAGAGTTTCCGCGGTGTCTAATTCTTCCATATTTAAACTTTGAATAAATTCACCGATTGAAATATTTATTTCGGTTTCGTTTGTGTCTGCAGCGTCTTTAGTTTTTGCTGCTTTTGGTTTTCGATCTTGTGGTTTTTTTGCTGGTGTCATTTTTGGTCTCCTAATCTAGGTTATATTTTGCGATTAAAGCATCTATGCTTTTTTCGTAGTGGTCGTATATTTCCGGCAAGCTTTCTTTTTTGGCTTCCAAAAGGAAAGGATTGGCCTCTAGTTTTTTAGTTCCATAGGATATAAAAGTAGAGTAAAACCCTTTGGTTTTAGTTCCATAAGTTACCTTTGCTCTGTTTGTTGCTTTCGCAACTCGCAGGGTTGTCGCTAAGTCTCCAGAATCGACTGGTGGCTCTACCCTGCGAGCTACTATCAGCCCTGCATCGAAGTTAATCTGTTTCAGGTCAACGGCTTCAACACCTATTTTTTTTAGGTTGCGAAGTGTCTCATCTAATCCATCGATTGAAACTTCTTGCGTTGCAGCCATTTTTTATGGTGTTACGTCTTTGACTGGTGTGCCAATGATGTCGAAACGTACCTGGAATTGCTGTTGCTTTTTGCGTCCAGCTTCACCGCCGAGATCAGGTGGTGCAGCAACTTCGCACGTTCCAGTATAGAGCGGTTGATTAGCTGCAGCCGTTGCGTTTCCTTGTGGTGCATAAGTAAATGGAAGTACTTCGCCGACATGCTCTTCACAAAAAGTGTGAAAGGATGTAGCTTGTGTAGATTGCACTGCAGTGATTTCGAAGTACCATTGAAAGACTTCTCCACCGGCTGCATCTTCGAAGGTTACTAGCTGATCTCCATTAGGTTCTGCTTTTTTAATGCAGGAAATAATGTCTGCTTGATATTCTTCTCCATCTACTTCTAATAGTAATTGTTTTCCTAATAAGCGTGGACTGCCCATTTTTTCTCCCTTTATATAGTTACATAGCCCGAGATGTAAGTCCCGAGCGTTTTAGCTTGATTGTATTCCACCGGTACTGGTTGGGCAACGGTGTCAAAAACAAAGTTTTCGTTTTCTTCTAATGCGCTGAATGCTTTCGCAACATTGCGGTAGAGTGTTTGTTGAGTAGTTTTATTGTCTACAGATGGTGTGCTTATTATCCAAACATCGAGATATACACGAGTACCGTCGAAGGTTTCATCATCTCCATCGATTAAAGGATCGCTAGGTGCAATAATTACCGATGGATAGGATGGTTTGCTAGGAATAGTTTCATAAACTAGCCCTAGCTCTGCACCATCTAATGCAGTTTTGACTTCGCTAATTGCGTCTAAGATTGCATCGGTATCCATTCTAGGCTATCCCTTGAACGTATTTACGCAGGATTGGTTTCGCTGCAGTTAATGGGTCTCGAGCTACTCTAATAGGTGTATCGTTTAGATCTGAAAATTGGCCTACACCTTGTGGCGAGTCTCTTTGAGCATACAGGTCACGGCCTGTAACTTTGACTGCTAAATCGAGTGTCAATTGAGGCACGAAAACTTTGCCGACATAGTTGCTGACAAGTTCAGTTGCTTCATTTAGACATTCTTCAACAAAGTCATCGTCATCATCGCTTGCGCGAATGTATGCCTTGAGTTGTTGCCAGGTGTAAGCCATTTTTCTTTTTACCTTATTACGCTATTGTAAGTTCGATTGGTACTACACCTTTAGGAATTTCGGTAGCAATTGCACCATAAAAGTAGAGCGAATAGTCTTTCGACAAGTTCACAATATTTTCGTCGGTTAATTGTGTTATTCCTGAGTTGCGGAATCGAATCGCTTCCTTGTTGACTAGTGCCATATTGTTCGTTGGTGTGCTTGCAGGGTTGTATGTCCAGAATGGATCGCAGATAACTTTAATGCCTGTGATTTCGCCCTCTGCACCTGGAAGGTTTAATGAACCAATGTTATTTACACCGTTTCCACTGAGTAGCAATAGCGGTCTACCGTCTGAACCTGGAAGGTTTTTAAGGATTTTCCAGCAAGTCTTATCTACGATAAGAGTATCGCCTGTAAGTCCTTCTGCCAACAAAAGAACTACTGCATCGAATAGTGCATCTGTAACTTTCATCCAGTCATCTTCATCACCGGATGCAATGGAAACTTTTCTAGATGCGGTTACTTGTGCAGCTAGTGCAGTTTCTAGTGCGGTTCTCATTCGAATATTAATTCTTTTACCTGCTCTTAGTGCCATAGCTCTTAGGTTAGTATCAAGAAACGCAATGCTTGACCTTTCAATTGCTTGCCTTGAAAGTCGAGTATATCCACCGTAAGTAATTACAGGTGCAGTTTTTAGGTCTACATCTACATAGCCATAATCGAGATCGTCACCCTCTGCATCCTGCACGTCTACTACAGTTCCATCCGTACCAATTGCACCGTACTCTATTGACATTCCTTGATCAGGAAGTGGACCAGTTGAAAACGCATTAAGCAAGTATGCAGGTTCGTCAACTAGTCGGCTTAGGTCTCCAACAAAAGCTGGAAGGTCAGGCGTGTTTGCATAAACGCCTTCGGTTGGAAATGCTCTAGTAAGTAATTGCTCTTTCGCTGCAATGCGGTCTGAATAGGATCGCTTCAAAAGATTTTCGTAACTTTTTATTGTTGCGTCATCTCCTCTTGCAAGGTCACGCCAAAATTCACCTGGTGAACGGTGGTCGGCTTTTGGCATTGAGCGAGTTTTTATTGAGTCTTGCAACTCTCCTCTTAGGTCACGAATTGCGTCATCTAAGTGTGCTCGAGTTAAAAGGTTTCCTTGCGCTGGTGCAGGTGTTGCGTTTTGCGCTTGGGTTGGTTCTTGTGTTGGTGCAGCTGCACCTTGGTCGTTAGGTGTGTCTCGCTTGACATTAGTAAGCGATTTAAAGCCTGTTTTTTTCTTCATGTCTGTCTCCTGTTGTGGGTTGGATCGCACAAATGCTACACCAGTGTTGAGGTGTTGTGGTGCATTTGTTACGCTTATTTCTTTTACTAACGCTTTTGTGCGTCGGTATACGTTCCGGATCGGATCGAATGTAGTCTCTATGTCGGAAAATCCTATAGAGAAAAATTGTTTTTTCTTTGCTTTTAAATCTTGTCTGACTCGAGCACCGGATGGTGTTTGATCTATATTTAGTTCGACATCCCATCCCTCGCCGGTTACGTCGGAGCGTGTTAGTAGTCCGACATCTTCTCCGTGGTCATCTCTTAAGATTACGCCTTCGGCTGGAATAAGAATTGAACCCGGTGCAAATTCTTCGACATAACTTATTATTCCACCGGTCGTAGGGTCTACGTCTTTGACTGGTGCAGGTGTATCCCAATTTATTGCTCTTCCACCGGTAGCCCAATAGTCTTGCTCGCTTCGGGTGTAAAGATTTTCGATTTCAATTATTCTCATTTTATCCTCTTAATTGTTCTAAAAATTCTGTTAATGCAGTTTTTATTTTTGCTATCGAGTTAGTGCTCGGATCTTCAAGGGTTGCTTGTAGTGCATCGATTGCACTAACTGGAATTGTAACCTCGTCTGTTATCGGTATTTCGTCTATAATGTCATCTAGTTCTATTATTTCAATGAGTTGGCCGTCGCTCCAGATTTCGTTTCTCATTATGCTGATCTCCTAATCCAAATATGAAACACTGCACCTGATGTAGATGCTGCAACGGATAAAGATGGGTTAGCTGTTAATGCACCGGCAAGTGTAACTGTGGCAATTGGAAACATGTTATTAGATGCGGGTACTGTACCAATGCCGATTGTTTGTCCACCTGTAACACTTGAAAAGGTTGGGTTTCCTGCAGCGGTGTCTAAGTTTTGGGTTGCTCCAACGGCCCAATAAAATCCAGGCTGCAAAACTATTGGTGCAAAAGTTAAAGTTTTTAGCGTTGCAGTATTTATGCTTGCAGTTCCAGCGTCAACTATTACATCTCCAGGCCGTCCATTATTGTCTGCATAAATTCCTAATCTTATAACAGCTCCCACGCCTGGATTGGCTGCTACACAATGCAAAGCAAGTGCGTCTATCGTGGTTGGTTCAGCTATATAAAAAGGTGTGATTTTTGCTCTACCGTTACTGTTTGCAGCGGTTGAAGAAACACCAGTGGCAGAATAACCAGTTCCAACATTTTGACTAGATAAAAACCATTCATTCGGTTGCACTCGGAATGGTCTTGCGTAGTTTCCTCGGGCTGTAATAAGTGCAGTGGTTTCGGCCTCGGTAAAATACAGATCATTATGGTTATGACCAACGTCAGACTTTGCACCAAGCGCAGTAGCGACTTCGGCCTCGGTAAAATACAGATCATTATGGTTATGACCAACGTCAGACTTTGCACCAAGCGCAGTAGCGACTTCGGCCTCGGTAAAATACAGATCATCATGGTTATGGGTTGAAGGTGGAAACGTGCTTGGTTTTCCTTCGAGTTCTTCCCAAGTTGAAACGCCTGAACCTTCACCGCCGACAGTTTTTTCCAAAACTAAAGTAACATTTATTTCAGAGGTTAAGAGTTCTACTTCAAAATCTGCCATTATTCACCACTCACGTCTGCAGTGTCTCTAGGTTCAATTATGAATTGTCCGTCTGCTCTAGTGCCTAAGATTTCGCCGGCTGCATTCTTTACTGTTATACCGTAGACATAATTTCCAGGTGTCACGTCGTTTGTGTCTGCAGGGTCTATTGATACAGAAAAAACTCTTCCAGTGTGTTCGGTGATTATTTTTTTGAGTATCGCTTGATTATCGTTATCATATTTAGATTCCACTACTTCGCCTGGTTTTACTGTAAAGAAAACTATTGCGTCAACTGGATCAAGTTCGGTTGGAAGTGTAATACTTAGTGTGGCACTAGTGCCTCTTTTTAGTGGGAGCGGTTGAAGGTTAGCCATTTTGTCCACCTGGTGTAGTTGCGCTGCCTTCTAGCGAAGTTGCTTCGGTGGCAGGGATTCGAACGGTGGTTGGTACATTAGGAAAGTCTACGCCGGTTAGCCCTACCATTTTCGCTGCATCTTCCTGAGATGCACCTGCTCGGACTAGCACGCCGATTGCGTCGGCTTTTGCTTTAATTATTTTTGCGAGAGATTCGTCAACACTTACGTTAGATGTTTGTGCTTCACCATTAAGCAGTGCCGGATCGATTTCGTCGCGGTCCTCTATGTCTCGAATTTCGTTAGGTAGCATCCATGCTTCACCGCCGAGTGCTATTGCGTGTGCTTGGTAGCGTGTAAGTGTGTCACTTCTAAGCAACGCATCGGTATTAAATTTTATTCTTATTCTTCCGTTAGTAAGTGAAGTTAATTCTTCCTCTAATGGAAGTAGCATCGTCATAAGTCCATAACGTGTGTAACCAATCCAGTCTTGCTCGATATTCGCGTAAGTCTGAGAGTTACCTTCCAGCCCTATAAGCATGACCGAAGCAGGAAGGCCGAGCAGTCGGCATTGTTGTATCGCGTCAAATTTTTGGACATCTATCCACTGCAGCTCCGACGGTTTCAAGTAGAGCGGTTCAAAATCTACGTTATTAGGTAACACTGCAATTGACTCTTCGCCTTGAGTTCCTTTTTTCCAAGCAGCTTTAAGCCTTTTTGCTTCGTCCTCGTCGATGTCATTTAAGGCTTTTAAATATCCTTCTAATGGCACTGAGTTTTGTTGCAACCATCTTCGAGTGTAATTGCGTGTGTCATACATTCCTTTAAGTTCAATGTTTGCAGCGTCGAACATTGAAAGGCCGACTGGCAGCTCGTCAATCTCATTTATTTTTGTGTGCGATATTTGATTAGGAAAATATTTCTCGCCTTGATACAAATATTGTATGACCCTTGTTGGATCGGCTTTGTCTACTACTACTGTTACATCTGCAGCGTTCATTGGAATTAGAGAATATATATTTCCTTCGCTGTCATATTCTTTTAGCCTGTAGCAGTTAGCGTGCCTTACGAAACTGGAAATAGATCGAGCAGTATATTCTTGAAACGAATATTTCAAAACAGGTTTTTTTACTGCAGATGGAAGATCAGAAAATTTAATTCTTTTGTTTGTGTCTACGTCTACACCATAGATGGTGCACTGCTTCGCTGCAGTCTGATGCACTTGTAAGCCTCTCAAAATTATGCTCATTGATTGTGCTTGGTCTACTGTTATGGATGATGCAGCTGCAGCTCTGGATGGTGGCTTTACGCCTTCGAGTGGTGGTTCAGCTCTTTTTAATGTTTCGAGTTCTTCTTTTAGAATGTCGTATGACTTGTTGCTAAATAATCCCACGCGAAGAATCATAGCACCAGTTGAAGATTTTTTTTAGTATATCACTGCTTTTTTTTTGCGGATTGTTTCGGCTGCATAAACACCTAACGTGGTGGCATAAACGCTATCAATTTCGGTTGCACCATCTGCTCTAGCAATTATAAAGTTATTGCCTCGAGTTTTTGAAACGCAACCTGGTAGCTGGTCTTTGAGTAGAGGGTCTCCGGCGTGGCTTAATTGTTTTGTTTTTATTTTTGCGTAAAATACTGAGCACGCTTGCGCTATTTCACTTCCTGAATAGGCGTAACATATTATGCCTCGCTCTTTGAGTGTTTTCGCTAGGTTTTTAAAGCGAGTTCCGTCGAGCACAAAGGCTAATGGCTTATGCTTTTTGAGGTCGAGAATGATTTTTAGCAGCTGATCTTCGGTAGGGTTTACTAGTGAAACGATTATTTCAGTATGAATTTTTCCATCTTCGGTGCGAGTATTTGCGCAGATTGTCGCGTGTGACCATTCTCGGGTGCGTTCGATCGAGAATATTACAGGCGATTCGCGTGGAAATGTAGAGCCTGTAGGTCGAGTAAGTGCGAGCCATTCGTCTAGTCCTATAAATACATCGGTGGAGCTAACGCCTCGATTCAGGTGGTAACGCACAATGTCAGATGGCAGCATTGTTTCCATGTCGGCTAACAGATTTTCGATGTCTCCATGCCCTTCGGCATATTTTGGGTTAGCAAGTTTAAGCCACTCTATTAGGGTCTTTTGATCTTCGGGCATTCTTGCTTCGGGTGCTTCATAAACGAAATAACCGAAACGGTTACTTTCAGGGTCAGCAAGGATTGCTTGCTCTCCCTTCACTTGGAGCTTATCGAGTAGCTCACTAGTCTCGTCACCAGCGGTTGAGATCATTATTAGGATTGCGTTATCGCGTCCACCAAGTCCTGCAAGCATTGCCTGGTGTAGGTTTTCGGGCACGATGTGAACCTCGTCCATTAGCCCGAGTTCGATTGGTTCACCTTGCATAGAGTCAGCTTTTGCCGGTCTAATGTCATATATTGAGCCTTCAAGTGAGCGGATTCCTCGGGTGTCTGTAGTTTTCCTGAACCGTTTTTTTAATGCGAATGTCCTATTAATTGCGTTTTTGGTTCGGTTATAGAGCACGTTAGCTTGCTTTACATTCGATGCAACGCCGATAATCTGATCGCCTGGTGAACGCCTTAATCCATAGATTCCAGCTGCAGCTCCAATTTCGGTTTTACCATTTTGTCTCGCAACAAGTATTAGCACTTGCCTAAAGCGTAGCTTGCCGGCCTTCGGATGTCCTTCGGGATACACTTCGAACGCATGGCGAAGCAACCATTTTTGGTAGTTATATAGCCCCTCGCCTTCAACACGTCCACCTAAAGCAACGTCAAACACCGGCAAAAGCTTGTCGATGTCACTAGGGAAATTCTCATCACCGCTCAAAGATGGCGTAAAACGCACCGGCAAAGCAGTCTTTTCGAGATCGATTTTAGAGTCCATTTTCTTCCAGGAATAAATCTAGCTGGTCACGCTCCACTGGTGGCAGCTCCGGTTCGAGTTTTGGTGGTGGTGGTTTCCTAGCTTCAAGCCTCGAAATAACTTTCGAAAACTGGTTAATCAATGTGGCAGTCGTACCATTTAGATCAAGGTCTCGAGCCAAATCCTTAGCCATAAAAATCCAGACGCTATCGATCTCATCATCTAGCCAATCGGCACGCTTCAAAAACGCACTAAGAGCGGTGGCATACTTTTGCTTATTTCCTTGCTTCGGTGGCATATATAACTAATGATAGCACAATAATGATTTAAAGGCATTCTCTCCCATAAATAAAAATCAACACTTGGGGGGACGGTTCGCAGTTGTGTATCAGAAAAACCCCTGTGCGCCTGGTTTTTTTGGTGGACTAGATGGCTTTTAGCCAATCTTTGTTGACCCACGGCACTCGTTTTTTGACTTTATTTCCTTTTATTGAGTTGCATGATCTACAGGCTGGTACTAACTTATCGAGTGAGGGTAGCGATTCACCGCCTGTGCTCACTGGATCGACATGGTCAACTGTATCTGCATAAGCACCACAATATACGCACACTCTACCGTGGATTCGATACACTAATGCCCTGAGCTTTTCCCACTCTTTACCTCGTGCACTATGCCTACTCATTATCGCCTTCTCTTATGTGGTGTGTTATATAGATTATAGATCGAGTTAATTGCTTTTGCTATTAGTTTCTTCATGTCTACATCCTCTCGTTTGTCCTACTTTATATCGGTTTAAGCTGTGGATAACTTTACCTTTTGTTGAATGAGTTGGAGAATAGGCATAGTTACCCTTACCCTGCAAGCTCTAGGAAGGGCTAGGGCTTAACAGAATAAGGGTAAAGCAATGGTGCTTTCGTCGAATTGAGAGATCGAACAGTGTATAGCAATTGCCTTAATAAAGCGGTGTTTATCGTGGACGGTGTATTTAGTAGAGCCTGGATGCTACTGTGCAGCTCGGTCACGCCTTAACCTGCACGCCTCTACTAATCGAGATTGGCTGCTTTACTAGTGCCCTCTAGGTAACCCCTTGAAGT